GGCCACGCAAGGACTCAATTGAGTACACAATGTACACAAGAGTTGGCGTACAGATCGAACAAGCAGATGCTTGGGTTGTAGTTAAGAACGTTAAGGTAGCTTCATAATTTAATTTATAAGCAAACTGCTAGAAAGGCCCCCAATTAATTTTGGGGGCTTTTCATTTAAATTTATCAATGCTATAATAAATGTACCTAAACAAAGGAGAAATAAATGTCGTTTGAAACCCTAAAGGTTGCAGAACTAAGAAAAATTGCAGAGGATTTTGCAGTTGATACAGAAGGTCTAAAAAATAAAGCAGACATCATAGCTGCCCTTTCAGAAGAGGGCGTAACATATTCAATATATGCAAAAACATTAGATAAAGAAGAGCAAGAGGCGGAATTAAAAGAAGAAAAGGTATTGCCTAAGAATGATAAGAGTCAATCAAAGGACAATGTATTAGTTAGAATGACCAGAGCTAATTTTAGATACGATATTTTAGGATATTCTTTTACAAAGGAACACCCGTTTGTCGCAATGAAAGAAGAAGACGCTCAAAAAATCTTTGATGTGGAGGAAGGTTTTCGTTTAGCAACTCCTAAAGAAGCACAGGAATTCTATCACTAAACCTTAATTAAATGGCAGAAATCTATATAGATCAAACAGCACCTATAAAGACTAAAATCTTTTGGGGTGGTGAAATTGTAGATGCAGACGGATCAGTCGTTGCAACAATTTATGATATAACAGAAGACAATACTATTAATCCAACAGTTAATCCTAATGTTGCAATTACTACTATTACTGCCACTAAGTTAGAAACAGATGCTGGTACTTATCAAATAGTAATTCCTTTCCAGTATTGCCGCCGTAATAGAAAATTTAAAATTATATGGTCTTATACTATTAGTGGAACTAGCGCTTCTCATTCATACTATATAGACGTTGTTACACCATATGCAAATATGGCAGACATTTGGGAAGATCTTAATTTTGGAACAGATACTTCTGACCCTAATTATAAAACTTATCATGAAGTTCAAATGGCTGAAAAATATGCACGTAAATTAATTGAATCATTTACTGCTCAGTTCTTTTATTTATATGATGAAAGACAGGTTGTTTATGGTTCAGGTTCAGATATTTTACCTCTTCCATTTAAAATTTATGAAATACATGAACTTTATGAAAATGATGTTTTATTAATAGATACTATAAATGATGTAAACAATTGGATGTATTCACCAATAATTTCTGAATCTACTTATGGAATTAGAGTTAATAGACAAAGCTTAATGGATAATTTAATTTATTCATCTAATGGATTAATACCTCCATCTTATATGGATTCTAATCCAAGTGGAGCATTTCAAAAAGATTATAGATATGCAGTACAAGGCCGATTCGGTTGGTCTTCCGTTCCAGATAACGTAGAAGAAGCATGTATCATTTTAATTAAACAGTTCTTTGAAAAAGACACAGCATGGCGTAATAAATATGTAAGAAATATAAGCGCATTTGACTGGAAGTTTGAATATATGGAAGATGCACATAGAGGAACTGGAAATCTGTATGCAGATCAGTTGCTTCTTCCTTATGTTATTACTGGAATGGTTGCATTTTAATGGATTTAATTGAATCAGTTCTTCCAATGAAAATGGATCTATATGTTCAATCAGATGAACAAGATCCAGATACTGGTGCTATTATAAAACAATGGAATTATTCATATTCTGTAGATTGTTATGCAAAGGGCGTAGTAAGTAATTCAACAACTACACGTAGCGGAGATAGACAGGCATTTGATAGCCGATATAGCAATAATCAAATGATTCAAATTAGGACAATTAATAAATTAAATTTAAGACATAAAATAACAAACATTAGAAATAAAAATGGTGGATATATCTGGACAGAACTAGATTATCCAACAGAGACACCTACGGTATTTGAAATAACAGGAGTAACACCAATAACAGATCCGTTTGGAGAAACTATTGCATATAACTGTATTGCTAAAAGATCGGAGAATCAGATAATTGGACTCTAGCGCATTATTAATGACGGCAGCCAGCGGACTTGAAAAGCTAATGGTTTCTAAAACTTCATCTTTATCAAATATCAAAGATAGTTCTGTAGCACAAATTTCAGCAGCAATATATTATAAAGCATCAGTAGTTGCTAAGCTTTCAGAAAATACAGCATTTCAAGAAAAATTTAGAAGAGTTTTATGTGATCAAATAGGTATAGATTTTGGTAATTATATTGACTCTCAAGCCCGTACAAAACCAAAAACTTTACATCATGTATATGAATGGAAAAAAACAGGTAATGCCGATTCAAGACTCTTTAAACTAATAGAGTTTGGTGAGAATAAATTATCATTTAAAATAAAATATGAATTTTTAGATTCAAAAACAAATGTTCCATCTGGAAGAGATAGAAAAAAATATAAATTCCCTAATAAAGCATATGTAATGGAAAACGGAATACCCGTCACAATCTCTCCAAAGGCCGCTAAGCGACTTGTTTTTGAAGTTAATGGTTATACTGTCTTTATGCCTGAAGGAGCCTCAGTGACCATTTCAAAGCCTGGTGGAGGCAAAGCTACAGGACAGTTCAGACTTGCATATGCAAAATTTTTTACAGGGCAATTAGTTAATGAATCAATCAGAAGATCTGGATTTCAAAATATATTTAATCGTGGTATGAATCAAGCATTAAAGGTACCAGCAGGAATTAAAAAAGTTCAATATTCTTTCTCTCCAAATACAGTCAGAAGCCAAGCAAATTCAGCACTTCAACAGGCGTTTGGAGGAGCATTAGTATGACCGCTAATTATAAATTAGATGCCATTTTAGAATTAAGAAAGTATTTTTGGGAACAGCTTTCTACAATAGGAATATTTGATGATAATGATTATTATAGTGATAATTTAGGGTCAGCAATTATTCCGATAATTCCAGTTCAACAGCAGCCAGAGCTTAATCAATTTTTGAGCGGAAAGAAGCATATTGTCTACGATAAGATTAATGCCTCTTACGATACAATGTGGTATATATGTAATGAACAATTTTTATTTACTATATATTCAACAGATGTATCTGAGATCAATGAGATAAGAAATTTTATGACAGACCTATTTAGAAGGATGGATGAGTCTGCTCAGGACATGAATAAATGGTCGGGGATATCAGATAAATTTAAATTTCATAGTATTTATATAGCAGATATTTCTGCTACGACGCCATCAGAAGAATTACAGGGATTTTTGTCCACGGACGTCATATTAGATGTTAAATATTCTAGAATAACAAACTCTTTTGGTAGGTTCGCTTAGTTTGCCTTTAAGTCCAAAATGCCGTATTATTAGACATAGAGGAAAGGGCCTAGCCAGCCAAAATTTTTGTTTTACAATTTAATATTATTTTTTTTAAACAGGAGGTTTAAACCACATGACACAAAACACAGGTAATGCTAAGAATATTCTAGTCGGTGCTTCACCACTATTTCTTACAGTAGAAGATTCAACAGTTTCAGGTTACGTTGATAATATGGAACCAGGTTCAGTAAAGGCATTTGTTCCAAATAAAAACCGCACAGTACCAGCATTTGTTACTGGAACATCATATACAACTACACTTAATTCAAAGACTACAACAACTGGAGCAACAGAAACTGTAGGAACAACAGATGGCGCTGCATATCGTAACGTAGGTTATACAAATAATGGTCTTCAAATCACTTATAACCCATCATACGGTTCAGTAACAGTAGATCAGCTTCTTGATACAGCTAAGCTTTTCAAGGAATCTATGGAAGTTATGATTGCTACAGAAATGTCAGAAGGAACACTTGAAAATGTTCTTACTGTATTTGGACAAGCATCAAGCACACTTTCTGAGGATGCAGATTATACTGCAGGAACAGCAGGAGGAAAAGAGACACTTGGTCTTGCAGCAGGTGCACTAGGAATCGCTCCAACAGAGCGTCAACTTATTGCAGTTGGTCAAGCACCATCAACAACAACTGGAGCAAACTCAAAGTCACTTGAGCGTATATATTATGCACGTAGAGTACTTTCAGTACAACAGTCACAGTTCTCTTTGGCTCGTAACGCAGCAACAACATTCCCAGTAACATTCCGTCTTCTCCCATCAGGAGATTCAGCATACGCTGGACAGGAATATGGAAAGATTATTGACCGTATCCTAGCATAATTTAAT